CTTTTCAGTAAGTCGGCGTAAGTTATCGATACGGCCTTGGTGTTCTTTTTTTTCTTGTTGATAATGCTTATTATTCATTTGGTTTTATTTAAAAATTATGATTGTTTTATTCTTATTCTCGTGTTGATAGAATCCAGTTCCTTTCCAATCGTATGTAATTGTTAATTCTTTACGATACTCGTCGGCGTATTTTTTTGGATTTATCCAAGTGTCTTTTGCTCTTGGCTCAATAGTTTTTACAATTGCTTTTTGATACCCAAATCCATAAGGGTTATCGATTTTGAAAATGTCTCCAGATCTTAATTCAGATACTTTAATTTTTACTTGTTCGCTCATGGCTTTTTTTTAGGTTGTTGTCTTATGACTCTGCTAATATAATAACTTTAATTTAATATAACCTAATGTATCAGAAAATTAATTTTTAACCCTTTTACTATATATTCGATATGCAGAGCCAAAAGCGATTCTATATTCCTTTACTAACTGCAGGGCCATTTGTCTCGTATAACACTCGTCTAATATCTCCGGAGAACAATTCTCGTATATTCCTATGATTACAAATTTCATAATTACCAAGTTTTTATTTGTGAATAAACTTCTTCAAAATTTTCTGTCATTCCAGATCCTAATGGCATTTTGTATTTTCCCTCTAGTCTATTACCTAAAAATTCAAATGATGTTTTGTACAATTTTCCTTTTAGTTTCATAATCACTTTATTTTCTTTGACAAAATAAACTGCTTCGCTACCTTTGTAAATTCCGTTTTTCATATCTATTTATTTAATCTATCTTCGAATTGTAAAATTTCTTCACATAAAATCAACAGCTCTCTCGCTGCTCTTTTTTCTTCGTGCGCTAATTCTTCTATTGATTCATGTTCCAGTTGTCCATCTAAAGATTCAAAGCATTCTTGTAAATCTCCTAGTGTATTTCTAAATCGGCAATAACTCATATTTGACATAATTTCTATTTTTTAAGATTTGTAGTGGCCTCGTAAGGCAATAAATGGTCTTCGCTTAAATATTCAATGCAACCCTGCAGAAGTTCTTTGACTTGAGTTTTATTTAAGACTGCGTAATTTGAATGGTCTGCAGTTGCATCACCTAGTGTGATCTGGAGAAGTCGGCCTTGATTTCGACCACCTGCATATCTCGTTAAATATAGGTCCATTGTTTTTTGATAGTTACCTATTTCGCCGGCTATATTTTCGACTTGATATGAACCTCTGATGTTTTCTATTTTTTTAAATGTAGTTGCCATGGCTTAAAATTTTTGAAGTTCAGTTTTTAATACAAAGTTTAAATCTCTACAAATTTGATATTCAGTTTGCAGGATATTTGTCAAAGATGATTTTGTAGTTGGAGAACAAATTTTGTTACTCAGATTATTTTTTTCTTTTGCTATTAAATCTTGAAGTAAAACTAATTCTTGTTTTGATAAATTGATAGTTGCGTATTTTAAAAGTGACATTTTTTTTAGGTTTTAAAAATTAATTATTTATTTGATTTTTCTTTAAGGTCTAAAACTCTCAATCGTTCAGTAATAGTGCGTGGGTGTTGAGGACCAAATTTGTTACTTGCTTTTTTTAATCGGATAGTTGCTCTTTCTAAGTGTGACATTTTTTAGGTTTTATGTTGGTGCCTTATGGCCCTACAAATATAATAACTTTAATTTGTTAAATCCTAATATTTATATAGAAATATTATAGAAAAACCTCTGCAACCCTTATGGTTACTAGAAAAAAAAATTTGTTTTCCCCAGCTTTAATGAGTTTGATTAAATATTAATCAGATATTTTGATTAGCAACGCTATGACCGAGTAACCATAGGCGTTCTTCGTTTCACTAGATTTGAATACTAGCATACTAGAAAGGAGTGAAAGTCGCTTAGAACGATTCTTTGAGTGTTTATAACATATTTATATAAATACGTTATTTGCTTAAAATTCTTTGATTAAACAATAAGAAATTTTACCTTTTTCTTTTTCAAATTGACTCATTAATGCCGAATATTTTTCAGTTTCGTTTGTGACTTGACAACCGGCCGACCACGAATTAATGAACATTTTTTTTATTTTAGATTTCATATCATAGCCGTTTAAATGAAAATTTATGCCATAATATCCGCGATAAAGTTTTCCGGATTCATCCGTTTTATCGTCTTTATTTCCATCTCTATAAACTGAAATTGTGCGACCTCTTTGCAACAGAGCTGGAATCTTACCTCGGTGCAATCCGTAAATCCAAATGTCATAATACCAAGAATTTGCTTTTGGAACTGCAGCACCTATTGAGTTAAATTTCTCGAATCTCCGTAATATTGAAGTACCCGGATTGGTCGTGCCTTTTAAAACCATTTGAAATTTCCTGCCCTTAAAAACATAAAATTTATCATCAAAAATATTAGGGTTGTCCTCAGTAGAACGAACCCCAATTATCCAACGATTTTTTGGATAGCCGTTAAAATCCGGTAATGCTTTTACTTGGTCAAGGAGTTGTTTATCGGTGTAATTTTTAACCATTTCGTTTAGATCTGGAACGCATTATAGAATAAACTACAAAAACAACAATCAATATACTTACTGCAGAACCACCAAAATCCGGTTTATCAATTAACTTTTCAATTATTCTTATTTCCTCAGTAAAAATGTTCTTTTCTATAACTGTTGAATTATCATTTTTAAATGTATCAATAACAACGTGTTGATTGTTTATTATTGTATCGCAATGGCTCGTGTGATAAGTAATTGTGTCGCTCATTTTTTGAATATTTTTCTTAATTTATATAATGCCCATTCGTAAACCTCATCAAATACCTCATCAATTTTCTCAGTTAATTCGTTTGCTACCCAACCGACAACAAACGAAATACCAATAATAATTTTAGGATTTAAGTCGGTGTAAAAAATCTCAATAACTCCAATAAGACTAAACGACAATATGCCTGCTACAACTACACCAATCAATATGCTCTGATATCTTAATTTTTTCTTTATCCCTTTCATCAATGCTCCGACCATACCAATAGCCATTGCAAATATATCCGTAAACCCCTCCAACCCTTTCATTATGCTCCGGTATTTAATGTACAAAAATCAATAAAAGTCGTTATTGTAAATGCTAATTTACCATCCGTTATATTTGGAATATCCAATTCGGGTATTGTACAACTTCCACCAGTCATGTGATTTTTTAATGTATAAAAATTTGTAATTATTACTTTACCACCGACCTCAGTTACTTGTTGAAAACCACCAAAATTGGTATTGACTTTTGGATAGAAATATTCAACAGCTCTTTGTGAACCTTTTGGCCCAATGTCACCACTTATTAGTATGTAATTATTTCGTAGTGTTAAACTCTTTATTGTTAATGTTTCAGTTGCCATTTTTTATTTTTTTAATTATTTATAATATGTTCTTTTATTTTTAAATTTGTCGCTTACTTGACATTCGACTTGTGCTTTTCTACTGAAATCAAAATATGTTACTTCAGGACTTTCGTCAACAATTACTTCCAGATCTTCATAACGATAGGAATGATTATGCGCATTATAATCGGATATAAATAATTGATTTTCGCTTAATAAATACAAATCAATCATTGGTCTAGTAATACATTCTTCGGCAGGGTCGGAAATAATTTGATAAGTATTTATGTTTTCACGCATTACTCTTTTCATTTCCCTATTAGAATAAATGATGTTATCAGTTTCCATATTGGGTTGACGATTTCCAATATATCCGTAAAATCTTAATGTTGATTGTACATCTGCACCGGTAAAATTAATGCCTTGCATTTCTTGATATCCGTTAAAAACGGCTCTGATTCTAGCCGTATTTTGAGCGTTTTGAATACTATATTCTTTAAGGTCGTAAATACCCCACGACAACTCACCTATGATGCCCGAAATTCCATATTCAACCTTTAGTTCGTAGCACCCTACACCATCACTAGCAAGAACATCTTTCCAATTTATAGTAGTGTAGTATGCTAAATTATCAAATGGAAATTGTACTGCAACTGGAGTGTAAGAAGTTAAAACACCATTTTTATATAACTTAAATGCGTAGGAATCTGCAACATCTGAAACCTTAACCCAAGCAGAAATTAGGTCATTTTTCCACGAGTCGTTGCTAGTATCTGCTAAAACTAAATATTTGCAACAACAATCTTTAATTCCTTTATTTTCTTCGGTAAAGGTTGTCGGTATTTTAATTGATTCATAACTCTTTTCGGTTCTATCTTCAACCCAACAATTTGGTTCTGGGCATTTTTTTGTAGTAAACGTGACTAGACTTGTCCAAACACCGGCATCTATCCAATCAGTTCCCGAAGTAGTACCTAAAACGGCTATGGGGCAATCGGTCGTGCTTTGAAATATTGTATAAATGATACTTAAATCTCCTAAAATTTTAGTGCAAAACCAACGACCTCCGTTATACCAAATTACTATATTCGCACCACCATAAATGTATTCGTAATAGTTTTTGCCATTATATACACCTATCGCTTGGGACTCAGAAGTTTGCTCGCCAAAAGTATCGTGTTCAATAGTAAGTTCTAAGCATTCACACATATTACATAGTTCTTTTAAAGTTGACAGTTCTCGTCATTAAACGATTATTTGGACTTGCAGCAGACCACTCACCGGTAAGGTCTAAGGTGTTATCAATAGAAGTATCGAAAGTCGTAGGATTATTAAACTCAATAGGATATGTTTTGTATTGGGCACCGGTGTCAACTTTACATTGAAAAGTTCCAGATCCCTCAATATCTGCTACTCCAACACCTCCGATTGCTCTGCAAGTCATAAGCATTTCTAATCTCCAAAAATTTGCCGGTGTAATCTGAAACATTGTCATTGCTCCGGGAGCAACAAAATCGGCCGTACTACTTTTTAATGTAAATGATATAGTATCGTTTAAAACGGCTTGAATAGTTCCGGTGGCTAATAAACTATATGATTGACCTGCAACCCACGTATTGGCCGGAATTAGTAACGACCCAGCTCCTGCACCTAGAATAGAAGATTCGGTTGTTGAATTTTCTAATATAGGACCATCTTCGGTTTGTGCAAAAAGACCTCCGTTGATTCCCTTAAAAACCGACCCTTTTATTTTTGCAGTTTTAAATACACCGCTATCATTCCAATCAAGGTCAAAATAATCTAGGTCGCCAATAAAATTTCTTTCTATTGCATATTGATTTATTTCTTGTCCTGCCATAATTTATGTTTTTATTTTATTATCTCCGGAAGTAGTTCGTTTTGCTACACCAGTTGTTGTCAATTTATTAACTGAGCCATCATTACAACCCTTTATTTTCATAGTAAATTTTACTCCGTTATTTAGGTTTATTTTGCTTGGGTCAAAAGCACATTCTAATCGTGCAACGTCCGGACTTGGAAAAGTTAATTCGCAAAGTAAACCGGAAATTGGAGATAACGGATTTTGAGTGTTTAAATCGTAAGGCAAAATCGTGCTTGAAATCCAACGAGGACTACTTTCCGTTGGTTCTATGGTTATCATTCCCCAAACACTATCTTGAATCCAACTAGCACCACTCGTATGTATGTTTTGACCTACAATTCTCATCATTTCGCCCTCTACAATTACATTAACTTCAGTGGCTAAATCAGTTTCTCGGTATAAAGCAATTTGTTGTATAATATCCGGCTCACTATCATAGTCTTTTATAGCAACCTCGTCTAAAAATTCGTAATTTTCGTCATTAATATCTAGTTCAAGTCGCAGTCTTAATCTCCAATCGTTAGTATTCCCATAAGGAACCCAATTTTGTGTTTGAAGATCTGGATAAAAGTCGGCATTTGCATTGTTCTGAGCCAACCAATATCGCCAATTTAATAGAAACGGATAATAAATTTTGACACCGTAACCCAAACTAGTGTCTAGCGATGTATCTCGGACGATTAGAGCGTTTATCTTTTCAGATGTAGTTGGTAGTTCAGAATTAATTGGAATAACGGCATTGACCGGATAAATACCATTCACTTGAGGTATGTTTGCCCAAGATAAATTTGATTGTTGCAAAGTGAAAGTGTCTCCGGTATTAAAATTGTATGCTTCAATGCCAATATTTAGATAAGTAGTGACATTGTAATTTCTTAAAAAGACTTTTCCAATAAAAGCAATATCATCTTCGACATTTCCACCATATCCGCTTACGAGAGCTGTAGCATCAGTTGTATTATCGGAGTGGTCTATAAAATCGGCAACCTCTAAATTTAATTCTTTTGTAACTGCAGGTGCAGACGTCATTTGTCCGGAAAAAACAAGAACATTTACATCACCCATTCTACACCAAATGTACATAGTTCTATTACCCTGAGATAATGTATCGGCCCACGCTTTAAAAATATTATTTGGAGTAAAAACAAAATTGAATGTGTACTGATTACCGGATTGAACAACGCTAGTAATTTCTAATTGATAACCTCTATTTAATATGGTTTCAGAAAGTATTGGAATACCTAAAGTTGGCACTTGTGTAGGTATGTTCATTGTTAAACGCGATTGAGAATCCGGTACGTTTTTATAATAGGAATCATCTCCGGAAACATATGCCGAACCAATAGCATATATACTACTTGAAGACTCAATAACGAAGTTACCAGTTGTCGGGTTGTCAAAAGCAATTTCGTTTATTCCTTGAACTAATGTAGCGTCAATTATTCCGGTGTTAAATGCTTGGTCAAACCAACCGGTGTTAGCATCTAAACTGCAAATAAATTCGGTGTTGTTAAAAGGTTCTCCAAGTAAAGATTCCCAATTCATTCTAGCATATAATTTTAAGCAATTATCAAAATTATAATTTGCCGAATTATAAAGACCGGATTGAATAAAACTAATACGCATAGTGTAATTTCTAACACCGGAAACACTACTATTTTCCGTTAAGGTTGCCGAAGTGATAAACATTCCAGATCTTAACCCAAATTGAGTACCAATGTAACTTGGTCCGGCAGGAGTTAAATCAAAATAAAATCCGGTCACTTGGCCATCTATTATTGAAAATTGATTACCTACTGAGCCATTGCCCACCATATTCACATTTAAGGTCAACCCCTCTCGTTTTCTTCCCGATACAAATATTACTGCAGTAGAGTTTGGAATTGTATACCACGATGCAGTAGTGGAGACGACTTTCATTTGTTCTCCATTTATCCATTCAACCGTTGTATTTATGAAGTCAATTATCGCTCCGGTACTGATAGTGTAAACCGTTATTGTAATTATATCGCCGTTTCTAAAACCCTCATCAAGCCAGCTCCCACCGGACCATTCAAGAATGTCGGTGGTTTGATTGTTAGTTATATAATTTGCATTATTTGCAGTTACTGAAATAGATTCATCAAAATCGATACTAAAATCATTTGGGTCGCCAACATTAGACTGCAGAAAATTTCGAGATGTATTAAATAAATCTCTGTACGTTACGTTAGTTTGAATTATCGGCATACTTCTTTTGTAATTTAGTTATTGCTTCAAAATCTTTATTTTTTAAAGCATTTACAACCGACTTTTGGTCTTGCAGGATCTGGGCAACTTTCTCCGGTTCTTCGCTCTGAATTTTCCGTAATATGTTTTCGCTTAATATCTGCATTTTACGGATATTTTTTTCAAGTGATTCTCCTATATTTTTAAAGTCATCCATATTAATCAATCGTTTGCGTTATTACTTTACCGCCTGCCCAATTATTTGGTTCTCTATAACTTAAACTTGCTAAACTTTTTTCGTCAATCCATTCTAGTTTTAGAATCTCACAAACTTGACCATTTATAAAAGCATAGTTGTTATTTAACAAAGATACGAAATCTTCGCTTGAAATTCGAATGCGTACATTTTCTCTTATTAGGAAATCATAAATTTGTATTTGATTTATGTAGTGATATTTATTCCATAGAGCTGTAGCAGAAACCTCATCAAAATAGTTTTCTTGTTGTATTAATTGATTTGGTTTTACACTTCCCGGTCCACCATATAAAACTTTAGTTTTAGAATAGTATTGTTGAGAAATCATTAAAGCATCTTTTCGGTCTAAAATTTGTTGCTCAAAATTAGTTCCGTTTCCAATAATACTTGTGAATTGGTCTATGCTTCTGAATATATCTTGCGCTATTAATTCTATCCAAGTTAATTTAGTCTTTCTTGCTCCTAAAGCAAACGGAATTTGAACTTCATTTAAACCCTTAATTGTTACCAGATCTTCATTAGTTATTGGAAAACTTGCTTCGGTTGAAAGTTCTGTATCGTGATTATCATACGTTATTCCATCAAGCGTATGAATATCTTGAAAATCAGTTTCATAATGAATGTAGTATCTTTTCCAAATGTCCTCAGTATTGTATGTAAATTTATCTTGACGTTCGCTCTGCAAAGTTACTGCAGGAATTAATTGTAGTTGTGTTTGTTCTTGAAGCCAATCGCGACGTTCTAAGCGTACTTCATTACCTCTCACTATGGTTTTAGCATTAAACATAACTTCAAGCGCTCTAATGAATTGTAAGACGCTCGGAGTAGAATCCATTGAATCCGGATAACCATTGTTCATTATTGGCCAGATCTCATCGGGTAGTATATCCCAAATGCTTGGTCTATCTTGTACAATCGGAACCGGAAGAACTGCAAAATTTGGCGAAGCATCTAATAAATCAGATTGAAAAGTGTAGCCAAAATGTTCGCAAGATTTTTCTAATAATTCTCTAAAATAAGTTGCTTTGACTAATCTTTTGGGTGGAAATAAAACTAAAAATAATTGAGTTGCAAAATTAAATAATGTAATTGCGAGTGCCGCAAAATAAACTATTGCAATAGTAAGATTTATTGCCGCTCCAATTATAGCAGGAACGTTGTAACCAACGCCCGGTGGTACGCTAGCAACTGGAATCGGAACGGATGCTTCGGTTAATTGTGTACTTGCTTGACTTACTTGTTGATATTGAGCAATAACCTCTTTCGCTAGAATATAAACTATTATGGAAAGTTCTAATGCCGTTTCAAACTGATTATCTTTAATAATGAAATACGGCACATTAATAGTTTCAAAAACTACACCATTTTTTTTCAGTAAAGCAAACGACGACCCCTCTGCTCTTTCAAAAAAATTGTCAAGTGATTTTCTCCTCTTAATTTTACACTGAACTTCGTGTGTTTTTATTACAAGATTATCTAGCAAATCAACATAATAATCTACTGAAACATTTGGATTCAATTCTATCTTGTACGGAATACCCTCAAAAAGTCCTACTTGAGCAATGTGATTTTTTACAATTTCAACGGCTTCACGAGGTAATATTAATGAATCAACACTAATACTTAAAAAGTCCGGATTTCCGGTGAAATCTGCAACGACACCAATCTCGTCTAAATTTCTTGGAGCAACTTCAATTCCGTTTAAAAAATGTCTCATTATTTTCTTATTTTAAACCTATTGTATGTCGTAGCATTTCCCTGCTTGGTGCTTTTAACTACTTCCATAACTGAGGTAGTTATTTCGCCCAGCTCTATGTTAGTTTCGGGTTTGTTTTTTACAACATCTTTTAATTCATTTATGCCGTTTACTAAGATAGCGAAATCTAGTGAAGATCTGGACGAATTATTGCCCTCTAATGTTTTACCATTTTGATACTCTACGGCAATTCTAGTTAGTTCTTCATTAGTTAAATTTCCAATCTTATCGTTTAAACTTTTTGGTACGACTCTTTCGTTAGGGTGTAAGACTGCGTGAAAACCACCTCGGCCATCTACTCCTTGCCCATTTTTTCCGGTGTCCTCAGTACCTTTTTCAAATGCCGGTAGTGAATTAATAAACTGCATAAGCAATGTAGTGTCTCTTATCGTTTCTGCGAGTGGGTTTTGCGAATTCGCTTCCTGCTTACTAGCATACGTTGTTAAAACGGTCTCCGTTAATCTTATGCGTTGTTGTATTTTTTCCTGCTTTAATCTTTCACGATTCTTTTCGTCTATTATTCTTTGTTGTTCTGCTAGACTTTCTTTTGCATCTATATTTCCATTTTGTGCTAAAGTTTTAAAATGATTGTAGGACTCTTCGGCCTTTGCAATTTCTTTGTCTATCTGAGCAATTTTTCGATTAGATTGCTCAATAAAATAATCTGCACCAAGTTTAATAAATTCCGATAAAGTTTTCCAATTTTCTTTAATAGCATCGGCAGTCGCTTTTGCAGTTGCTATTGCATCTTCACTTGCTTCTTGACTTGCTTCATTCGTTCCCTCTGCGAACTCCTCTAGTGCGTCATTAATAGCGTCATTAAATGATTGAGTTTGAGCAACCAAATTTTTATCCAGATCTTTAAATGTAGTTTTTAAGGTTTCCGCTTTTAACTTCATTGACAATTTTAAGTCCTCGAGTTCAAGTTCTTGTTGTGCTTTTAAATCTGATTGTGCTTTTTTCCCATTCGCGTTTAATTCCTTTCTTTTTGTCCTTTCATATGTAGGGATTTTTGCGAGTTTATCATCGTACTCTTTTTGTAAGGCATCTCGTTCTAGTTTTTGCCTTTGAAACATAGTGTCTTTTGCATTTTGTAATTCCAAAATTGCTTCTTCTCTTAAAAAATCTTTTCGCAATTGAGTTTCTTCTGCAAACAT